CAGAAATCGAGTAAGCGGTGGAATAAGCCCAGCCGGTAATCGCCACCGAAACCCACGTTACCGGCTGCGCGGCGTAACACACCCAGATAGCGGAACGGGAACCCGATGATTGCCCCGATATACCTACCTGTTTCCAGAGGTTCCCGTTCGAGTCCGTGACATTAACCGCCGGTGCTTTACCGGTTGACTGATACGGGTAGAAAGCTATATTCCAGCTTATGAAAGCAACCAGCATATCACCCGTGTTAGTCAGCGTGAAGGGCACATTATCCAGACCGTAGTCGTTCTGGACGTTCCCGGTGACGGTCTGGGTGATACTCGCACCCCCGGCAGGGGGAAGGACGGTTGGTGTTGCGGTGATAGACGCAGTAACCGTGTTGGCGACGGTACGGCTGAGGGTCGTCCCGCCCGTGGTGGTGAGCGACAGGATCGCGGAAGCTTCAACTGTCTGCGATGGCCCGGTGAAAGTACATTTAGTTAGGCCAGCCGCAGAGGTAATATAGGAGGCTGCCAGCGCCCCGCTTGAAGTACTGCCTATTTGGATAGTGGTATACGCCGGGACAGCCTTGTAGCTGATGATACCCGCGCCAGTCGTGCCGCTGCTCACAGTCCAGGTACATTTAAATGTACTGGTAGCAGAAGCAATCTGGTAAGCTGCCTGCACATATGAGGTAGCCGGGCTGCTCAATGCGACCCAGGTTCCACCTGAATTAGGGTCACTTGTCGTCGGCGTGATAGTTTGGGTTCCGCTTGAACCCGCATAAGTGAAGATCAGTTCACTGGCAGCTACGGAAGCGGCGCTTGTTGGTACGGCAGTGGTTGCCGCCGGGTCGGTCCAGGTGGTGGCGTTGAGGATATCTTTCACGGTCGTGCCGCCACTGGCCAGCGGACCAGCGAATTCCGCTGCGCCACCCGCCCGGAATGCCCTGGCCCCAGATATGGTCAAGGTAATGGTGTCACCGCTGACCAGTGCGGTTGTGAGAATCGATGAACCGACCGCTACCGGGTCGGCAGCAGCGAACTCGTCAGCGTCGATCGTCCAGGTGTTGCTCTTGGAGTCCACGATGGACGAGACAGTGCCGCTCCCGGACTGGATACGGAACCAGGCGATAACGGTATTGCCGACAGTGGTGGTTGCGGTGACCGGGATGACAATAGTTGTAGAACTACCACTATTCGCGGGAAACGATCCGACTTGCTGCACAAAAGCCGGGCTGGCGGCGGTGAACTGGCCGGTATCGCAGGCGAGGACAGCGACCACCGCGTCCGCTGTACCAGTATTAGTGATAGCCGGTGTGGTGAAAGTTCCAGTTGAAGTCAGCGGTGCGTTAGACGCGGAAGCATCAACAGTCGCGTTTGTCCCGAGACCAGAAAATTCAGTGACACCAACATAGAAAGTGCCGCAATTCTGGTTCAAGGTCACGGTGACGCTCGTGACCGAGTTTGCGCTTACACAATAGCCAATAGCGGTGAAAGCATAAAAACCGTTGTAACTGCCATTAGCGGGCGGATTCTGGTTCGAGGTCGCCGTGCTGTAGTTCCAGCTATTGCTGGCCGTATCCGAAACAGAAACAATAGACAGTGGAGTACTGCCACTAACATAAGCACTGACATACACTACCAGCGTGTTACCGGTTGTGCTGGTGATGGTGGCGCTGACGCTGGTGCCGCTGCTCTTTATGCCTTTATTCTGGACAAGAGCTATAGTCATTTTACGCCGCTATCGGGGTGAATGTGAACGTGAACGCGGTAATGTTAAGGGTCGCTCCTGTCACCATGGTCGCGGAACTGCTCAAAGCCACCGAGAAAAGAAACGTCCCCGAAGTAGAGGCCGTCCATACGGAAATGTCGGTGACAACTTCACCGTTAGTGCCCGCCCAGGTGGCCCAGGATGGGGTGTTGCTTTCTGCCATTGACCCAGCCGAGGCAGCACTGAATGTGACCGACACGCGGGTGGTGTTGCTGGAAATGTTACTGGTGCCGCTTGCTCCCGGCGATGCCGTGTGAAGCTGAATCCACGTGGCAGCAACAGTGGTAAAAGCCGTATTGCGGAGGGCGTTAAGCCAGGCGTTCGCCAGGTTGACAGCAGAAAGACCATCCGCCATAACTCCTCATCCTCCTCTTCCTCTTCTTTCTTCGGAGGAATAACCGTCGCTTCCGCAACAATCGAGATGACAATTTCAGTCATCGTGGCCTCACCGCTCCCGTAATAGCCCCGCCACCATTATTCCGGACGTTATACTGCAACGTATACCGCTGCTGATTCTCCCAAATGGTCTTCCCGTCAAGATTGACCACATTGTGAATGAGATGCCCTTCACCGTCACCACCAGCCGGGGTGACCCTCTCAGGCTTGCCGGTGTTATTCACCGCCATTGTGATACCCGGCATCAGATAACCACCCGAATCATATCCAACATATCCGCCGCCGTGAAGAACTGACCGGACACCCGGAACATTAGCGACATTCCCGTACCGGGACTCGATATATTTGATAGCCGCAGCGATATTCGCCACCGGGTCATAAATATTCCACGAAGTGCCCGCCTGATGATTCCCGGCAAACGTAGTCCAGATGGTCTGCATCAAACCCCGGGAAGGGTCACCAGCGCGGGCGTTGGAATCCCAGTTGTTGATAGCGTTAGGGTTATTAGCCGACTCGAACCGGGAAATAATCTCAAGGTCAGGTATCCACCAGGACGGGACACCTGTGAGTGCGACAGCGTGCGCCATCCAGCCCGCAATATTATTCGGATAAGACGTAGCACCTGTTTTAACTGCCCCGCCCGCCGCTGACTGAACTGTTTTCGCGACCGCCGCTGCCGCTGCGCTTTGTGAGGCCGCCTGAGCCGCCGTGTTGGTGCCCAGCGTCCCCATATCCCCCATGCCGGACAGGGCACCATACATGTAGTTAGACCAGAGACCGGCACCAACAGTGGTCGGAGTGAAATAGGCCGGCTTACCTTCATCACCAACCACACCACCACCGGCATACCAGTTGAAGGCCCGCTCATGGGCCTCAGCGGCGGACGGGCTGCCATACCTTTGCTTTATGTAGTTAAGGCCCCACAAAACCTGGTTAGCGTAGTCACCCAAAGCGTACGGATGACCATGCCCCAATGCCTGCGGAATTCCGTACGCACCGGAAGACTTATTGACCGCGTTTGCCGACCAGCCACTTTCCTGATTCCACAAAGCGATCAGGGATGGCATCTGATTTGCACCCCACCCGAACTGTCCCAGATGAGCCGCAGCGAACGCCTGCGCGGCGGCAGCCGACCCACTCCGAGCGGGAACCGAACTAAAACCGCCCCCGCCCCCCATGGAAGCGCCCTTCGCTGACCCCTTACCCGCAATCCAGGTGCCAACATCCTTAATAAGAGTCTTCGGGATACCGACTATCATCTGGCCAAGTTCACCGACCGCCCCGCCCGTGCCAACCAGGCTCATCAGGTCGTTAACAAAAGCGGTGGAGTTGCCGGTCAGCAGCGCCGCCGTGAGACCCGCGATATCCTTGATCTTATTGACGAATCCCTGCAACGGGCCGAACGTCGGACCAGTCGGGTTACCCGCACCCAGAGCCCCGCCACGGCCGGGACTAGGAATACCACCGGGGGCATAACCGGGCACGCCAGCCGCCGCGAAAATAGGTGCGAGTTGCTGTGAATGGGCCGCCGAAACAACTGTTTCACCCTTGCTGACCCGGACCAGGACATCATCAGCAGTTGGGGAGGTTCCGTCATGGATTTTCCCGCCTTCGGCCAGCAACGGCAGTTTCCCGATGCCGATCGCGCTTGCGACATCATTCCACAATCTCGCGATACCATTGTCATAAACGGTGTGAATCAGGAAGTTAACCGGTCCCTGGAAAATGTTCTGCAAACGCCCCCAGGCACCCTGGATGCCATTCACAACATCCGTGAACCCGCGCTTCAGGTCATCCCAGAGTGTCCGGGCGATACCCAGAATACGATTCCACAGTCCATTCAGTACACTCCAGATAGCATTCCACACCGACTCGGTGGTGCTCCTAATATTATTCCAGGTAGTGGAGAGGAAATCCTTCAGCCCGTTGAAAATTGTCTTGCCGGTGGCGACCAACTGGTTCCAGCCCGCAATCATGAAAGCCTTAATAGCATTCCAGATCGACTCAGCGGTCGTCTTAATATCATTCCACAGCGTAGTGAAGAAAGCCTTGACATTATTCCAGATAGCTGTGGCGGCGGACTTCATGTCATTCCAGTACTGAATCGTCGTCGTCTTGATAGCGTTCCAGATCTGGCTACTCAAAGTCTTCAGGATATTCCATACATCAGTGAAATAAGCCTTCAGGGCGTTCCAGACCTGCTCACCGTAAGCCTTGACATCAGTCCACGCCCGATGCCAGTGCCCAGTGATCAGGTCCAAGGCGACGTTGAAGATGGCAACAATAGTGTCCCAGCCGATCTTGACGATCGTCTTGATCCCATCCCAGGCGATCCGGGCAACCGCGACCAGTGAATCCCACCAGATTTTGAAGATGCCGGTAAGGACAGCTATCGTAGCTTTGAAAATGTTCGAGATCAGATCCCAGCCGGTCTTAACCACCGGCCCGATAAGACCCCAGGCGGCTCTGGCTATCCCAACCAGGCCGTTCCAGAATTTCCCGCTGCTGCCAGTAAGCAGGTTAGCGATCGACTCGAAAATACTCTTAACCGTATTCCAGGTGGTAGACCAAATCTGCTTGATCTCATCACCATGTGTCTTCCACCAGCCGTCAAACCCGCCCGTGAAAGCGTTCTTCACCTGGCTGATAGCAGTCTTAATCGGGTCAACAATATCGTTAATCATGCCATGCCAGATGGTCTTGGCGGCGCTTTCCAGACCATGCCAGGCAGTAACCAGCGCTTTCCCTGCGTCAACATATTCTGTCTTGATAATGTTTTTGTAAACATTCGCCCCGGCCTCAACATAATGCCCGATCGCCTCGAAAACATTCTTAACCTGATCCCGCAGGCCACTGGCGGCTATCTTCTGCTGATCGAACCCCTGGCCAAGCGCCCCGACCTTGCTGCCAGCACTCTTCGCGGCGTCACCCGTGTTCCCGAACTGCTTCTCAAGGAACTGGTTATACTGAGTGACCTGCTGAGCGGTGAAACCAGCGCCCCTCAGCGTCCCGTCAAGCTGCTTCAGGTCATCCTTAAACGCTGTACTTTTCGGGCCGCCACTCTCCAAAGCCTTCGTCGTCTTATTAAGCTCAGCCTGGAAACCACCCTGCGCCAAAGCAGCCTGCGCGGTGGAGTTAATAACATCTGTCTGAAGCGTCCCAGTCAGCTTCCCGGCCATCTGATTAATGTTCGACATGGCGATAGTAGTGTTCGCCATGATCGTGTTCACACCATTCTGGGAAGTGCCGTACTTATCCACCCACGCTTTCAACTGGGTGTAGCTCGTGCCGGTATACCCGGCCATGCTTGCTATCGCGCCAAGCTGGGCGATAGCCTGCGCGTTCCCCTGAGTAAACGGCAACTGCTGCTGGACAAGCCCCGCGACAGCCGTCCGGTAGTTCCCAGTTGAGACACCACCCAGGGCCAGCGCAGTGTTGAGGCTCTGCACGCTCGTGGCAGAGTTCGTGATGTTTGTCTCAAACTGCTGCCGCATCGTTATCGACGCCGCATTCAACCCGTCAAACGACGCCCCAGTCGCCTTCAAATCAGTTTGCAGGGTGGCGATACCCGACTCAACATTCAGGAAACTGGTCTGAACACCCGTCATGTTGCCGATGACCGTCGTCCACGCCTGATTAATCTTCTGGACACTCGAAAGCTGATTACTGTTCGCGATCGTGACCGCGTTAATGTCCTGAGTAAGCTGCGTGCCCTGCTGCCCAAGCGCCTGATAACCAGTAATAAGATTCTGGATTTGCTGACGGGCAACCTGCGCAGCCTGCGAATTACCCAGCAGTGAAGTGGTCAGTTTCACCCCCGCCCCTGTTGCCAGGCCGATAGCGGTAGGCATGCTCACGCCGTAAGTCTTCGTCAGGTACCCCAGATCACCTGTTTCGGTGAAAATGTCCTGGGTAAGCTGCTTGTGTTGCTGAGTAAGAGCCGACACAGCCTGCTGCGCACCCGACGCGAGAGCACTCCACGCGGAAGTTTTCGTGTTCAGAACATCCTGCGCAGCCCCCAGATTCTTCGTGTTAGCGGCCAGCGCGTTAATTGTCGTGTTAACCTGCACGAAATCAGGAGCAGTCTGCACCGCCTTATTAACCGAAGCAATCCACTGCTCAGTACCGGACTTGGCGTTCATAATCCAGACGGTGAAAATGGTGAGAGCAGCAACAGCAACAACAGCGAAAGCAATCAGCGGATTAGTGCCCGCGAACTTCGCCAATGTCAGGAAAAGACCACCAAACGACCCCCCGCTCTTAGACGCAGCAGCCCCGGCGTCAGCGATTGCCTTACCGATCTTCTCGCCGCCCAGCGCACCGACCAGCAACCCGAAACCAGTGACAAGCTTGCCGACTACATTCACCAGCAGACTGCCCCAGCGGAGGAACTCCTCAAACGCGATAGCCGCCGTCAGAATAGGAGCCGGGATTGACGTGATAATCTTCAGGAAATCAGTGAACACCACCAGGATTCTCAGCAGAACCTCAGCCAAACCAGGCATCGCCGCAGCCAAATTCAGGAAAGCGTGCCCGAGGTTCCCGAGAACCTGCCCCAGCATCGTCAAATCCTGGGCACCCTTCGCGACCAGCCCGGTAAGCTGCTGACCCAGCGCCCCCCGCAACTCAACATCAACTTTCGCCGCGAACGTGTCAAGAACCTGGATAACCTTCTGGCCCATAACCGCCAATGACCCCAGATGCCCGGACACACCATTCAGGACAGCACCAAACAACTCATACACGGCAGGCTGCATGGTGTTCTGCATCTTCTGGATAGCGTTCCCCAGCCCAAGCGCCTGCCCCATCGATGTGTTAAAAGCTCCCCCAAGCCCTTCCATCACCGTAAACAGGGAAGTCATACGGACCTGAATATTCTGGATCGCCTGCGCCGCGACCAGGGCAGCAGCACCCGCCGCGACCATCGCTGGGATAAACACCGCGAGGAACTCGGCACCCGCCGCAATCACCCAGTGGACAACCCCACCCCAAGTCCGCCACCAGCCCGCCGCTGCCTGCGCCGCCGCCGACGTGAGAACAATCCCAGCCGCCGCGCCGCCACTCTGGGTTTTCATGACACCCAAAGCGCCACTGTTCTGGTTAATAGTGTTCGTCAGCCCGGCTATAGTGCTGTTGGTTCTGGTGGCCTGCGAGGCGAGAGCCTGCATCGCCGCAGTGTCAGATTTAATATTTGCCGCGTCCGTGACACCAGAACCAAGAACACTCTGCGTGGCGCTGACGATTGTTGTGTCAGTTGGAGATACCCTCGTTCCCGCGACCTGATTAACAACCTGCGTGGCCGCCTTAGCCGTATCAGGCGTGTTACCCTGCGCGACATACTTCACGAAAACAGTCGTCGTATGCGACTTCGGGATATCGTTGATCTGCTTCTTCAACTGCGCGGTTTTAGTCAGGGCTTCGTCAATCCCGACGAGGTTAATCTTAATGTTCTTCTGATCCGGTAGCGCTTTCAGGGCAGCGTTCAGTTTGTTAACCGCAGTAGTGGCATCGTTTACTGCTGACGCGAACTGCTTAGTGATACCGATAGCAGACTGAAGGGCGGTGACGTATGCCGATACGTCAGCCCCGAAATCCTGTTCAACCTTGGGCAGATTGGTCGCCATACACCTCCCTAGCGGATAAGTGGGCTCATATGAGCCATAAACGCGGCAATGGCCGACCGTTGAAGCGACCCATCGCGGATCGTTGCCTCAACAGTCGGCCGCATATACGGATGCTCCGGGACAAACACTTTACGCATAAACCATTCCCCGCCACTGTTACGCCAATGCATCAGCCCCCTATTACCCCACGTATAGCCGCCGAACTCCTGAATGGCGGCATACACGGCGGTGGCACCCACCGACGCGGTAGCAGTAATACTCCCATGGGCGGGTGTCATGATAATAGACCGGGCAAGATTACCCGTCACATAAGCGGGCGGGCGGCCAGTAGTCGCTTTCCAGAACATCCCCGGCGGGTGAATAGACTGCCGCAACGTGAAATTCTGCACCCGGCCCTGGAAAACCTCAGCCATCCCGTCCGCGATATCAGGCGCGGAATCGGCCACTGTCGCCAGAAGAGATTCCCAAAGCTTAACATTCTCATCCGGCGTCACAAATTAGCCCTTCTTGTTCATGCGCTCCAAAAGCTCCTCAACCGCAGGCTTCGCGTAACGTTCCAAGACAGTCTCAACGTCATATTCTTTAGCGAACCCGCGCAACCCGTCACGGTCAACATTATTGCGGTTCAGGTAAGCCTGCTCATAAGCATCAGCCAATTCCCCGATGTTAGGTTTAATCCACCAGCCCTTGTGCACACCATTCCAGAAAGGCTGCCCGTCAATCTGGGCACCCAGTGGGTTAAGTTCCTCCATCGCGGAAGCCCTGGTCGTGATAACCGGTGTCCCGCACGCTTGCGCTTCAACAATGGGGAGACCGAAACCTTCACCGAAGGTAGCCGACGACAGCAGATCTATCGCCCCATACCATTCAGCCAAATCGGCGGGAAGGACAATACCAGAATGGTAACGGTACTGATCCACCACCCGCATCCTGTCAATAATCCCAAGATTCTCAGCGACCGCCTCCAAATCCTGCCCACCATCCTGATGCACACCAGTATGCAAACTCAGAAGCGAATCAGGATACTTGTCGAGGAACTTCGCGAACGCCATCATCTGCTCAGGGAGAGCCTTACGGATCGCATCATTATTAGCAGCGTTAATACCAATAACGAAATCATCCCCAAGCTGGCAGGAATCCCGCAGACCCTTACGATCCTCGGGGAATTTGAAAACATCCATCTCAATAGCGTGCGGCCAGTAAACTGGGTCAAACCCCGCCGCCTTGAACCGATCGTAACCGAACCGGCTCATCGCGATAAGCTCCGCGCCGGATGCTTCAACTACCGCACGGTCAGCCAGTGACATCGGACGGCAATCAGCCGGAAGCCAATGCGCAACAGGAATATTTTTCAGAATATTAGCGTCGAGAACCCACACGTCACCCAAAGTGATAACAAGATCCGGGTCCACCGCTTTAGCGTGCTCACCTAGGCTGGTGGAACAATAACTTGCCCCGAACCCGGGGAGAATCGTTACCCCTTCCCAGTTGGAAGGAGCACCCTGCATCCCCCAGTAAGAACTGATTGTTACCTCATGCCCCAAATCCCGCAGGATACGAACCCAGATTTTAGTCTGAGTGCCATATCCTGACGGAGCCCACGGAGCACAGGAATGCCACAGAATCTTAGCCATTCGCTACCTCTGATTACGCTGGTTGTTTTGTTCCTGAATAACTTCCTGCGCATCATTAGCCGCCTCCTCCATAATGGGGAACCACTCCATCTGGTAAAGAGAAAGCCGGTCCACCACCTCAGGCGACCAATGATAGTTCTGCGCAAAAAACCGGTAAATCGTCATCTGGGGTGTGAGCCCATCCGGCAAATCAGGTCTAGCCATAGGGCTGGCGTTGGGGTGGTTATAATCCCAGATGATAAATTGGCTTAGCTGTCGGATGGCTCTTTTGGGTCTTCCACAACAATGCCGGAAACCTCATTAACGAGAGGCTCCACTGCCTCCGCAAGAATATTATAATCCTTCAGTGACATCGTATCCCCGATATAGGCTTCCTTATCCTTCACAAAATCATTCAGCGAAGGAACCGGCACCGGGTAACTCCACCCAGTGATGATTCTCCCCAGCAGCGCGTTACGGATAGAATTCTGGAAACCAAGCGCGGAAATCTTAACGTTCCCGTCAATGATCTCCTGGGACGCAGCCGCCTGAGCGGCGAAACGATCCCCAGCCTTCAGTTCATCCCGGTACTCAACCCAGGCACCTTTGGTGAGTTCAACCTTAGCCATTCGCGTTCCTTTAGGTTTGCGTGCAGTGCGTGTATTAGCCATAACTCAATAAGTAGGTGTAGCATTCACCAGGGTCATCGTCCCTGGGCCAAGACCACCAGAACCGCCAATATCGGTGGAGTTAGCGACACCCTCAAAGGTGTTCGTATACCCGACGAGAGCCTTCGAACGGTTAATCTTCGACTTGATGTTCGCAACCTGCGAAGCGGTAAACGTCAAAGTGAACGGCGTCCCCGAGTTCGGGATACCAGTGTTGGAACAGACAATCGTCATTGGTCCCTGAGCGTTCGTGAGCATCATGTCCAGTGGCTGCTCAGTAGTGGTCGGGTCCCACATGAGCGACCCGTCCATGTTGAGCGGGCCACGGGCAATAACCAGAGGTGTCTGAGTACCGTTAACCGTCCAGTAAACCTGGGTAGTGCGCTTAAAACTGAACGAGAACTCACCAATCTGGGAGGCCGGGCTGCCCAGAATGGTAACAGTCGAGTTCCAGTTCGGCACCGGGCGGGAGTTGGTCGTGACGTTAGTCACCGCCGTCCCCGCAGGAATGGACAGCCAGGAGTCACCAGACATTTTGACACCCAGAATCTGCTCCGCATTCCCGGAAAAGTCCATCTGCTTCACGACACCAGATGGGTACATGCGCGCACCGAAGGGGTTAGCCGGGGAAGATGGGAACGTGACACCGCCGACCGTCGCACCCTGGAACACGTTAACAATGTTCGTTACGTCAGTGAAAGTATGCGTAGGCGGCTGCGCCCCATAAAACCCGCCATAACCCAGCGGACTGTTCAGCGCCGCGAACTTATGGGTAAACGGTGCCACCACCGTGTTCACGGTCTGACTGGTCGGGTGAGTGAACCGCAACGGGGTAGTACCGAAGGTGACGTGAGTCGCGTCAGTGCCGGAAACAATCAGCACCTCAGAAATCGCTGAGGTGGCGGTCCCAAGCTGAATAGCCGCACCAGCCGAGTAGCCAGCCGGTGGTGCACCCGATACCGTCATCACTGTCGCGCCGACCCCCAGAACAGCGGAGGTAGTCAGCGGGTTTGTCGGGGTGTTGCCACTAGAAGACAGATCCCCCATGAGGTTATCCATGAAATAGCCATGGGAATCCAGGAAGTTCGGGCCACCGAAGCTGAACGTCCCGTTCACGACACCCAGGGTCTCGTAGAACAGGTCCGTCATCGCACCACGGATCGCCTTATCCTGAAGGAACTTGGGTGTGTCTTCCGGCTCAAAAGAACCCTGATCCATTGGGTGCGTGATGACCGGGACAAGGGGCACACCTGCACTAAGCTCGCGTGCGACACCGAGCCAGGTTAGTGCGCCAGGATAAATGTTCTGGGTAGCCATGGCTTTACTCCTTTACCTCTGGCGTAGATGCGTCCTGCTTGGCCACACCCCTCCTGTTAATGGGTAGTATTTCCTCAACCGGCACCCATCTCCCATCCGTGGGGATGAAGGGTGTCACATCATATGTTTTACCAGGCTCAGCGACTAGCGTTTTGCCTGTGGAAACGTCAAAATTAGAAAGATACGTAAGTACTTCTTGACCTATATAGGTCGCTTTCACACGCCTCCATCAAGCATTAAGGATTTCCCAGACCTCACATGAAATGAGGCAGTCATATCTGAGCCACCGCTCATCAGCAGTAGCCTCAATCCCAGTCCGGTACTTCATATTCTCCCCGACATTATAAATAGTCGAAGAAATATTAGTACTCGGATCAGTGAGTACCACTGGATTCGGCTGACTGAACCGCAATGCATACATCACCGCGTCAATCATTCCGGGAAATATCGGATCGCCAGCAACGGGGCCACCGTCCTGTCCCGGACGGCCATTAGTAGAAAACCAGGTCAGGTAAACATCAATCATATGCATGATGCCTTTAGTACCCGACGCGGTACCAGGGCCGGTATTCCTCGGAACTGTCCCCCCGGCCTTACCGGAACGACTCTCATCCCCATCCCCTGGCCAAATATATATAGCCGGGACACGGGCCTGGGTTCTCGGGTCAGGGGGGGTGATGGCAGCCTGCGCATTAGGTTGCCCATAAGGCATGGGAAGATCCTGAAGGAGGGACAGCAGAAAACTCTGCACGCTCACAACAGGCATAGTTGTCCCTCCTGCGATTTTAGCACGTTTTAATCAATCAGCGCCACTAAAGACCAAACCGGGCAGCCCGCGCCGCCTGCGCCGGTGTTATCGTCCCCGGCTGACCGGAAAGCGCCGCCCTTGACCGCGTGCTCTTTTGTGCCCGCAACGCCCGGATAGTCTTCAGCGCAGTCGGGTCCAGGTAGAACTGATGCTCAAGCGCGGTCATCTGATTGTTAAGAGAATTCAAATAAGCCGTATTAGCTGTATTAGCTACCGCCTTGCGCCGCGCCACCTGGCACGCCACCTTATTAGCTGCAATGTGCCGCCGGGCGGTGGCTTTAGCTTTCCTGCTCGCAGTCGCTTTCGCTTTAGCCCGTATCGCTGCGCGCCGTTTAGCCTGGGCTGTCGCGGCGGCTTTCGTCAAGGCACGTTTCTTAGCGGTCGGCTGTTTGGTTTGCGCCCGGACTTTCGGCTGGGCTTTCGTAGTTGCCGGGCGGGTTTTCGCTGTCACCTTCGCGGCTGGACGTGTCTTCGACGCTTTCCTGGTTGCCTTGACCGCCACCCTGACGGCGACCGCCTTCTTCGCGGCTGTCGTAGTAGACTTACGTGCCGCCGTATGCGCGACAACCTTCGCGGTGTGTACCTGACGGCGAGTGACAGCGAGAGCCTGCCGTCGTGTCTGATGCTGACCGCACGCCATCAGATTGTCCGGCGATACGGGTGCAGCAGCAATTCAGCTTCGCTGACCAGACTCTCACTTTCATTGCCGCTGGATTGCATATGCCCGCCGATTGAATGAATCGTGGTCGAGGTCGCACCCCTGGTCAGGGCTTCGGCTGCGGCGATCAGAATGCACGCCTTCTCAATAGAGGCAGGCAAAGTGGTAACCAGTATTCCACGCTCATGGTTATAAACAAGTGACGTGCTCAGCGAAAGCGTCCCCGGGCCTGAACTGGTGGACGCGGATGACACATGGATTGTTTCCTGCTGCCCACTGTCCTTAATGATCCCCGTCGCCCCAGTATACTGCCCGTAATAATTAGCGACAGCCCACCCAGTGGTATCATTGACAACAAGAGATGTAGATCCGGCAGTAGCGCTAGATGTGGTCACCGCGTGCGGCCAGCCGTTAGTATAGTTAACTTGGATAGCCCACCCGTTACGGCCCAGGCTACCGTCAATAAACCCGCCGCCGACCAGAATGGCTTGCCCCCCGGAAGCGGCAGCGGAAGGCTGCGACGCACCATAAATACCAATCCCCGGATTCTCGGGCTCGTAAAAACCGGTTGGGACTGTTGACCATTGCCGGGGCCACCGATTATTCGGGCAGGTCATGACACTGTTAATCTGAAGGACAGGCCAGCGTTCCAGAATAAGTCTCGCGTTACCACCACCAGTCCCCCAGTAAGCACCCAGGCTCATCCCCCCAGACCCCGGCCCAACCGTCACATAATAGTCAGGGCCATGCAAAAGCTGAATGTCCACGGTGGCTTGGAGAACCTGATTACAGTAGGCGTCAGCTTGGGCGGTGGCCCTGGCGCACATGTTCCACATTTCCGCTGCTTGCGCTTGCGGATCGTAAGAGGGTGTCGCCGGGATCGTTGACCAGTCAATACCTGTAGGTGCGTTCTGCAAAGTAACAGGGCTCACGTAAGGTGCCGACGTGAGCGGCATCGGCGTAGTCACAAGCCCCCTTTAATATTTTTTGCCGAGAGCGCGGGCGCATTTCGTGCAAATCCAGTACTCGTCTTCCCACACGGAATGTTTCTGGCAAATATCAGAACCACACAAACGGCATTGAGTCCATGGGGCGGCGTCCCTGGCAGCCCTTCCTCTTTTAGGTCCACCGCATCGGCGGCAAAGCCCGGCTGCTCTCGACATACGCTCCTAAATTAAACTGTTTTAGGTGCCCTCGGTTTACGCGGCCTGACGGGAATGTCATCATCAAGCCCGAGGGCCGTGAGGTCAATTCCAAGGTTTTCGGCCAGTTTGCGTGGGTCAGCACCAGGAATCTGGATGAGCGCCGAGAATGTCCGCAAGTCTTCTGCTCTTTTAGAGCGTTCTTCCTGCTCAACCGCCCGGATTTCATCTTCCTTAATCTGCAATGCGATCTCAGAACCCGTTCTGGGGAGATCGTTAATGTCGTTAGACCAGTTAGGGTCACGCGGACGGACTTTCTTAATACCATCCTGTATGGCGTGCCCCTGAGAGTTGGTGATCAGGTGACCTTGCCTGTCCCGCTTGTAGTGGAACTGTAGAACGTCGGGCTGGTCACCGCCGTTAAGCTGATGTTCACAGGGTGGGCAGTCAAGTTCGAAGATTTTTACGGGTTTGCCGTCTTTCGCTGGCCGTCGATGCGACTTGCCACAGCCTCCCGACACGGTGACGGACTGGATGTCACCACGTGCGTACAGTGTCATTGCGCTTCCTCCTAGGTTGACCGGGAATACCCGGCGGGTGTACACTGTTCCCCTAGATAGACCTGATAGGGGAGTAAGATGAAGACGAAGATCACGAAGAAGACCATTATCGAACGTGTGGTCGTACTACCTGAGCTAGTCGAAGACCTTCACGTACCAGCCGGGTTCAGCATCGATACCTGGGAAAAAGAAGAGAAGAAGCGGCTCAAGAAGAAGTACCCGATCATCAAGGGCGGGGTCGCTGTGGTTGGCCCTGAACTGAAAGAAGCGTTTGAGGAACTGCGGCGGCAGACCGCGTTCTGGGACGCCAAGCGCAGGCTTCTTAATCTTCTCCTGCTGGAACAGGCAGGGTTTGAGCAGAAACTCGCTGGTGAAACCGAAGATGATGTCTTCGCGGAACAGCGCATGTATAACGTGGCTGAGCATCCGGTCAGTGAGCATCTTGTCAAGGCAGTCTGGCCAGCGGACAAATGACCACCACAGAAGCGTATCTGGACGACGACGGCGGTCCCCAGGTTACAGCGGTGGAAGCCGCCGACTCAACTGGTCATCGGCAAGCACTGCATGTTCGTGTCGGTCCCGTGTTCTATGGCGACAGTAATCCAGCTAAAAATCCTGGCGTGTGGATCGAGTACCAGGAAGAACACATGAAAAGTTCTCTTACTGGGCCGGTGCTGCTAACGCCTGCTGTGTGGCGTGAACTGGTTCACGTCGTGGAAATGATGCTTCAAGACAAAGAAGAAGAAGCAGAATGGAAAGAAGAAGAAGCAGAATGGCATTAAAGCTTCCCTCTGCCTTTTAGCTCCCCTTGGAGGCAGGGGGAACCGCCCCCCGGTCACAAGTCTCTCACCCCAGAGGCACCCCCCCCAGTGGCCGGGGGGCACCCTTTTCACCACCACTTCACACCAGTCTCACTATTACAGTGCTGCGTGTCATCACCATGCGCGTTACGGTCACAAGTGAAATCTGTCCCTGGGTGGACAGCCCCGCAGTATGGCTCCCATTCCAGAAGCTCACTGATCAAGGACGATAAAACCCCTCAAGCTTCACGACTTCCATCTCAGCCTCAGGGATAGTATCCCCCCCGCACTTCGTGCAGACCTTATTCCAGGCGTTCCACAAACGATTACAGGTCTTACACCAGCGGCCCTGCTTTTTCTTATCCTGAATGTAAAGTTTCTCCGGGCCAGCATCCACCAAACCAGCAGAAGCATAATCCTGGCTTCTCAAAGCGGGCATGTGATGGTCAGCGACATCCACGTGGGTGCCTGCTTTGGCGACATACCGGGTGCCGTCCTTAGCTTTGAATCCCATGCAGCCGGGCGGGAGGTTAACTTTAGTCATTACTGGTCCGTCAAGATCAGATAGTTGATGACACTCGTGGCATTAGTGGAGAGCCCGTAAACCTGGCCACCCTTACTGGTCATATAACCCTGGAAAGACATTGGCACTGTATGGACAGCCAGGCCATTGCCGGTGGTCAGGGCGGTAGACATGCCCAGCCAGATAGTATTTGCCGTACTCAGGTTATACCAGTTTACGCTGACGGCACCAGGTGGAATCGAAAAGAGAGGTGTGACCGAAGTGGGTACGGTCATCTGCCCCATGATAAGCATTAATCCGCCCTCCCTAGTATCCAGCGAATGTCAGGGTTGAATTTACGGCGAAGCTGCGACACCTGAACCGGCATCTTATTCCCCAGCCAAAACCGGTAAGCATGCAGATCCTGCTCACCCCACGCTGTCTCAGCCTCAATATAAGTCTTATCGTGTTCCGTCTCAGCATGAATCGAATAATGCAAATGATTAACAACCGCCTGGGGGCAGTAACGAATCAGGTTAGTTCGCTTCCCCACCTCAGCCCACGCATTATCGATAAAGTAATGTTTCATCGACGGTTCAGCGAATGACCCAAGCACCTTCACGATATCCGACGAAATCATGATAATCTCAGGGACATCAGCGCGGCGTTTATCATTCGGGTACACCATGCCCGTCCTGTCAAGTTCTTCTTCCAGCATCTTCAGCATGATGTCATCCCAGCCGGGGGTTTCAAACACATGATCATCCCCGACGAACATCATCGCATCATAAGTATCCATATAAGTGTCAGCAGTACGGTTAAGTTTACCGGTCAGTGACTCCCGAGGATCAAGAACAGCGTGAGTTGCCTCACCCCAATCCATATCCTCATAACTGTCATCATCACCGTCAGTGATAAACAGCAATTCCGTGGTATCACGGACAGTTGTATCGGTGAAAGATTTCAGCAGCCGGTCGCACTGTTCTTTCCGGCCGCGAGTTGGG